ATGGGAACTATTAGACAAAGCAGACCAAACTACTGAAAACGGTGTGCTATTTGCAGATGCACGTTATAACACAGCAGGGGCAAACAGTGATGAAGCAGGCGATATTACCGACTTGTTAATAAGTGATTACTTAGATCCAGATGCTCCAGATCCAGCACTATATCCAAAAGGTATGTTGCTATGGAACCTAAGACGTTCAGGGTTTAATGTTAAGAAGTTTGTACGTAATTACATTGACGTAAACGACGATAATATCCGTACAAACGACGAAGCAATGGCAGACTATGCACCACATCGTTGGGTTACTGAATCAGGCAACCAAGCAGATGGTTCAGGTAGCTTCGGACGTCATGCACAGCGTAAAGTTGTTGTACAAAGTCTACAAGCAATGCTTAACTCAAACGACGAAATTAGAGACGACGAATCACGTATCTTTAACTTAATGGCTACACCAGGGTATTCAGAACTAATTGGAGAAATGATTACACTTAACTACGATAGAGGATTAAGTGCATTTGTATTAGGTGATTCACCAGCAAGACTAACACCAGATGCAACTTCATTAAATGAATGGGCAACTAATGTTAACTTAGCAGTTGAAGATAACGATGATGGCTTAGTAAGCAGAGACGAATATTTTGGTATGTTTTATCCATGGGGCTTCACAAGCGACAACGCAGGAAATAATGTTGTTGTTCCGCCAAGCCACATGATGCTACGTACTATTGCACTAAGTGATCAAGTTAGCTATCCATGGTTTGCACCAGCAGGTACAAGACGTGGCGGCATTACAAACGCATCAAGTGTAGGTTATATCAACAGCGAAGGCGAATTTGTAAGTGTAGCGTTGAACGAAGGACAACGTGATACACTATATGCACAAAATGTTAACCCAATTACATTTATTACAGGTGCAGGACTTGTTAACTACGGTCAAAAAACTCGTGCAAGAGGCGCAAGCGCACTAGACAGAATCAACGTAGCACGTTTGGTAATTTACTTACGTTCGCAGTTGAATCAGTTAGCTAAGCCATATATCTTTGAACCTAATGATAAGATCACACGTGATGAAATCAAACAGGCAGCAGAGAGTTTAATGCTCGAGTTAGTTGGTCAAAGAGCATTGTATGACTTCCTAGTTGTTTGTGATGAGTCTAACAACACTCCAAGCAGAATTGATAGAAATGAGCTATACTTAGACATTGCTATTGAACCTGTCAAAGCCGTTGAATTCATTTACATTCCATTGAGATTGAAGAATACAGGAGAGATTAGCGGGTTATAATAAAGGCTAAAATGAGCCCCTGAAATATGGGGCTCAAATTTGCTAAATACTTGCAACAGGAGAAAACAGAATGGCAATATCAACATTATCAAAGATTACAGTTCCGTTAGCAACAGGTGATTCTGCTGCAAACCAAGGTTTGTTAATGCCAAAGCTACAGTATCGCTTCCGCGTTACTTTAGAAAACTTTGGTGTTAGTACTCCGACAACTGAACTGACAAAACAAGTTATTGATGTAACTCGTCCTACAGTAAATTTTGAAGAAATCGAAATTCCGGTATACAACTCACGTGCATACCTAGCAGGTAGACATAGCTGGGAAGCGATTACACTTAACTTGCGAGAAGACGTAAACAATAACGTACAAAAATTAGTAGGCGAGCAGCTACAGAAGCAGTTCGACTTTTATGAGCAATCGAGTGCTGCATCAGGCCAAGACTATAAGTTCACAACACGTATTGAGATCTTAGACGGCGGCAATGGCGCTAACACGCCAAATGTACTAGAAACATTTGAATTATATGGTTGTTTTGTACAAAACGCTAATTATAATCAGTTAGCATACAGTGCAAACGAGCCAGTACAAATTGGTCTAGCTATACGCTACGACAATGCAATCCAATCACCACAAGGTACTGGTATTGGTACAGCAATTGGACGTACTGTCAATACTTTAGTTACTGGCGGCGGCGTATAATAATACTCCTTAGCCATTCTACACTAAGGGAGCCAAATGGCTCCCTTTTTTATTATATACACACTTAATACATAAAGATAAATATTAGTATGGCAAAGTTTACAGGTTTTTTAGATAATATAGCAAACGGCGTGTTAGGACCTAAGGGTAATATGGCCGATTGGCAACATGCTAGTAGATTGTTTGTATCTGACAATCAAAAACATGCCCCCAAGGTTAAATTTCTATATCATGTTACGTTTTATTTGACCGAACAAGCAAAAAGTGTAATACCAGAATTAACAAATTATACACACGAACTAGGTATGTTAGTTAAGTCTGCGGATCTTCCTAAATTTTCATCTACTGTTCAAACAATGAACAAATATAATAGGAAGAAAAATGTACAAACTAAATTAGAATACGATCCTGTAAATATTACATTTTTTGATGACAATTTTGGTGTTAGTACAGCATTATTAGAAGCATATTACAAGTATTATTTTGCAGACGGAAATCATACTTTAAATGACGGAGCGTATGGTAATAGAAGAACTGGCGATACAACGTACGACGGTGCGGGAACAAATAGTTTTAAGTTTGGTATGGATAATAATATACCAAGTGTGCCGTTTTTGGATAGAATTGAAATTGCACAGTTATCAAGAAAAAGTTATACAAAGTATACACTAGTAAATCCTATTATTTCTGATTGGCAACACGATTCATTAGACAATTCGGATAGCGGATCTGCAATGGAAAATGCTATTACAATAAGCTATGATACTGTGTTTTATGATAGAGGTGATGTCGAAGCAGGAGCCAATGGTAATCCGGCAGGATTTGGCAGGACTGATCATTATGATTCTACGCCCAGTCCTATTAGTTTGCAAGGTGGAGGCACATTAGGTTTAGATGGTATTTTTGGTTCAGGTTTGGACTTATATGAGTATATTACAAAGGGTAAAAACTTTAATAGTCCTTTAGATGCTGGCATTGCCGCTGCAAACCTTTTTAGAAATGTAAGAGACTTAAATTCTGAAAGTTTACGTGCTGGAGGAATGAAGATTTTAACTAATGCAATCGGCGATGCTGCTGGTATCGATGTATCAGGCGTGGCACAAACATTTTTTCCAAAAAATGCAGGCAATGGCGGAGTAAAAGATATATTAATAGCAACAGCAGTGTCTGCTGGTGTAAGCTCTATTGTAGCAGCTAGGCAGCAAAGATCAACAACAACCGGAGATACAAATCCTGCGCAACAAGATGATGCAAGGTTTCAAAATTATTTAAAAGAATTTTTAAATGATGGAGGCAGCGGTGTGAATAGTGCTAGAGCTAACTTTAATGCTTTACCTACTAGTGAAAAAGCAAAATACGATTAACAATAAGAGGACAATATGTCAAGTTTACCAACCGAAAAGACAAATAATTTCAGTGATAAAGGTGTTACATCTTTTTTTAATAACTATTTTTCAAAAACATTAAGTTTTCCTACTAGTCAAGTAGACGCAGTTGTTGCATTCTTTGAAAAAAGAAATTTTGATAAGGCGGCTGCAATTACAATTAGTACTACATTGCTTCAACAAGCAAAAATAGACGATGTAAACATTTTTAAATTACTCGATACCCTAAAAGGGTACAATGAATTACAGTTAAGTGCAATTGTTACTGAAGTTCTTAATTATAGTCGATCTAAAACCAGTACACTTGGCTATAAGAGAACAGAAAATCCAGAAAAAATAGAAAAACGCAATATTGTAGCATGATATGTCAAGATTTGCCCAAGGAAAATTCACTCTTAAAAATCCGGATAAGTACGTAGGATCAAGATCGCCGACTTATAGGTCAAGTTGGGAGTTTGCTTTTATGCGTTTTTGTGATGAACATCCTAATGTAGCAAAATGGGCAAGCGAATCTATTAGAATACCTTATCGAAACCCATTAACTGGCAAGCATACTATATATGTGCCAGACTTCTTTGTAGCTTATGCAGACAGAACTGGTAAATCTCGAGCAGAGTTGATAGAAGTCAAGCCAGAAAATCAAACCTTGAGAGAAAAGGTAGGTCGTAGCAGAGTAAACCAAGCAAGTTGGATTGTTAACCAAGCAAAATGGGAAGCAGCAAGAGCATGGTGCAAACAAAAAGGTATATTTTTTCGTGTAATAACTGAACAGGATATTTTCCATAATGGCAAAAGACGATAAATAATAGTAGCATATAATGGTATACACAAATGACTAAAAAATTAGAAGAACTATTAAATTTACCCGACTCTAAAGAGATTATCGACGAAGCAGTTCACAACGAAAAGAACTCTAAAAAAGAAACTGCTATTGTTAACCAAGAGGAAACTTTTAATGCAATGGAAGAATTTGATAAAATTTCAAGTGCATTGCCTAAAGTAAAAGGTCTTGGCGATAAAGCAGATTCGGAGTTAGAAGATATCGCTCAACGTGCATTAACTGCATACGAAGATCTAATGGATTTAGGTATGAATGTAGAAAGTCGTTATAGCGGCAGAGTATTTGAAGTTGCCGGAGGAATGCTTAAAACAGGACTCGATGCTAAAGTTGCAAAAATGGATAAAAAATTAAAAATGATTGAGTTGCAACTTAAAAAAGAAAAAATGGATAACGATAATGCAGCAGGCGGCGACGGTGATATTGTCAAAGGTGAAGGGTATGTAGTTACAGATAGAAATAGTTTGCTTGAAAAATTGAAAAATATGGATAAATAAATAAAAGCGGGAATGACAATGAAGAAATTTACTGATTACTTAACAGAATCAAAAAAGACCTACTCATTTAAAGTAGGAGTTGCTGGAGAAATTCCAGAAGGCTTTGAAGAAAAAATGAAAATGGGCTTAGAAAAGTATAATGCAAGCAATATTAGTGCTGGCAAACGCACTCCTATTTCAAAAAGACCATTAGATTTTCCTCAATTAGAAAATATGGAAGTAACATATTACGAGTTTGATTTACATTATCCGACTACTACTCAAGTACTACAGGACTATTTAGAAAATTTATGCTCTGTACCAAAAAGTCATATTATTGTTCGTACTCCGGGCGAACCACAAGAAGAATATCAAGCAGAAGAAGATACAACTCCATACGAATCAATGCTTAACACAGAAGATATGGGCGGCACAAGCGCACAAGAATCAGTTGCTGGTAATAGAGTAATGGACTTGCTGAAGGAGCTAGAAACTGCTCGTAAAGAAAGAGAAATTGATCCAATGGAAGGTGCTCCAGCAGGCGAATCTGCAGACATTGATAATTCAGAAAATACAAAAGCAGTCGTAGGAGGCTAATATAATGGATATGAAAAATATTTTAAAAAACATGGATGCTGCGGCAGCAGGTGAAAAGCCTTCTACAGCACAAAAAGATGTTAACGACATGAAGACTATCTTAGAGTCAATTCAGTCAGTTGAAGAATGTGGCATGGAAGGCAGCATGGCACCGGAAATGCCAGAACGTGATAAAGTACGTATGAATGTTAACATTAACGCAGAAGGCGAAGACGGCATTGAACAACTTATTAAGATAATGGCTGGCGCAAAAACACCGCAAGAAGCACCGGTTAAATTGCCATCGCCGCATATGATGCCAGACATGGAACACGGTCCACAGGAACCATCAATGGCAGACTTAATTAGAATGTCTTCAGATAGTCCAGAAATGATGGACGATGATATTGAAGAAGAATGGGATAATTCTCCAGACGAAGAATATAGCGATCACGACACTATGATTAAAGATTTGTCAGGCGGACTTAACAGACAGAAAAAGCAATATGCTAAGGCACAAGACGGTGATAATCCAATGGCTGTTGAAGAAGAAGAATTAGAAGCTTCTTTAAGAGAAACTCTTAAACAAGAACTACTTAAAAAATTACAAAATTAAAAGTATAACATTTGATATTCAATAGGGCTTACGGGCCCTATTTTTTTGAGTAAATACAATATGAGCAAAAGTTTAGATGGTGTCTTAACCAAAAAAGCAAATCAAAAAGAAACATTTACTAACGAGCAGATAGAACACNTAGCTGCTTGTATGGATCCTGACGAAGGATACCTACATTTTGCAAAAAACTTTGCATATATTCAACACCCTGTAAAGGGTAAGTTGTTGTTTGATCCTTTTGAGTATCAACTACGCTTGATGCATACGTATCACAATTATCGTTTTAATATTAACATGATGCCAAGACAGACAGGCAAGACTACTTGTGCTGCCATCTATCTCGCCTGGTACGCAATGTTTAATCCAGATCAGACTATTCTTATTGCTGCACACAAATACACAGGTGCGCAGGAAATTATGGCTCGTATACGATATGTGTATGAAACATGTCCTGACTACATTAGAGCAGGCGTTACAAGTTATAACAAAGGTAGCATCGAATTTGAAAATGGATCACGTATTGTAAGCCAAACAACTACAGGCAACACTGGTCGTGGTATGAGTATATCACTACTATACTGCGACGAGTTTGCATTCGTGCAACCCAACATTGCTGAAGAGTTTTGGACTTCAATATCACCTACACTAGCAACAGGTGGTCGTGCTATTATTACTAGTACACCAAACAGTGATGAAGATACATTTGCTACTATTTGGAAACAAGCTGAAAATAGATTTGACGATTATGGCAACGAGCGAGATCTAGGCATCAACGGCTTTCGATCATTTATGGCCGAATGGCACGAACATCCAGATAGAGACGAAAAATGGAAAACAGATGAGATCGGACGCATCGGTGAAGAAAAATTTAGACGAGAATACGGATGTGAATTCTTAGTATTTGACGAAACACTTATTAACAGTATCAAGCTCGCTGTTATGGAAGGTAATAATCCTATACTTAATATGGGACAAACTCGTTGGTATAAAAAGCCAAGTTCGCAATATACATATGCTGTTGCACTTGATCCTAGTATGGGTACCGGCGGCGACTATGCAGCTATACAAGTGTTTGAGCTTCCTAGCTACGAACAAGTAGCAGAATGGCAACACAATCAAACTGCTATTCCTGGACAGATTAGGGTTCTTTCAGATATATGTAGGTATATTGAAGAACAAACGAAAAACCCGCAAGGAATTTATTGGAGCGTAGAGAACAATGGACTAGGCGAGGCTGCCCTAATCGTTATAAACGACTTCGGAGAAGAGAACATTCCGGGTTTGTTCGTCAGTGAGCCTATCCGCAAAGGACACGTTCGTAAATTCCGCAAAGGGTTTAACACTACACATAGTACAAAAGTTACTGCATGTAGTAGACTTAAAACTATGATCGAAAATGACAAAATGATTGTACATTCAAAGCCATTAATATCAGAATTAAAAGGGTTTGTTGCAACAGGATCAAGTTTTCAGGCCAAGACAGGTATCAATGATGATTTAGTTAGTGCTACCTTACTTGCCATTAGAATGATGAGTGTACTCAAAGACTGGGATCCAAGAGTGTATAATACATTTAATCAAGCAGAAGATTTAGAGGATTACGAACCGCCCATGCCTATCTTTATTAGCAGCAGTTATTGATAAATACATTTATGAAGAGTCTAGACAACATAGCAGAAGATCTGTTTAATAAAATTAGAGGACGCTTTCCTAGCGTTACAATCGG